ATAGCTGTCTTCATAAAAATTATCTCGTCCGCTTCCAAGTTCTATGCTGACAACGGCAGCCATCGGCTCAGCGGCAACGATTATGCGATAATCGGTTCCTGAATAGTTGAATTTCTTAGACCCCTTACCTCTGAATGGAACGGCAAGTTCCTCGTCATCTATTCTGAACAACAGTCCTTTATATGCTTGTGCACCTCCGTCCCAGTTTATATTGCCGGATTTTATATCTATCACCATTTCCGTGTCAGTGCCGTCATCACTTTTCATCAGTTTCACCCTTCCGCTATAACCATTGAAAAACATAACATCCGTGTTACCTTTCATTCGGTTTGATTCTATAGCCTTTGTTAAAAGGTCAAGGAAAGTTTCAAGTTCGTCAAGCTTGTAAGCCTCAGCAGCACCGGCCGTTTCCGTGCCAAGTGCTGCAGTTATTGTTTCTGCACAAGCTTTCGTCTGTCCGTTTTCAAATACGCGTTCGTCTGTCTCAAAACGTTTTACAAGTAAAAACACGCTTTCATTTGTTTTCGCTTTCAGTGTCTTGCCCTCAAATGGGCAGAGCATACCATCTATAACAACTGTACCGCTGCCTATTTTTACTTGGTTGTTGTCAACCCTTTCTTGATCTACATCCGACAGTAGAAAAGCTTTCGATCCCATTGTCATCACACTCAGCATAGCTTTCCGCATACCGAAGTCGTTCTCTTGCAGCGTCTCAAGGTCGTCCACATACACGGGCTGCCCGCCCTCGTTGAATTTCAGTCTATTCATAGTCATAAAGTTCTATGCGGTACGTTCGTCCCGCAGGTTTATAATAACTCAGCAGATTCCTTATCTCTCGCAGGTTCCTGCCGCCGTATTTGTCCTCCTCCGTATTCTCCGATGTGCAGAGGAACGTCGGTACCCACACCACAAAGCTGTCCTTGTACGAACTTTCGCCTCTCCTTTTCAGAGTCACGCTCTTCTCCGTCCGTCGGTACATATATAAATCCTTCTGCATCTCGTCGCGCCTGTGCCAAAACACCACATCCTCCGCCTCCGTGCTCTCTATCCATATCTGTCGTTCTTTCAGATAGAATGCCTCGTTCAGCGCCTTTTCTATATACATCACGTTGGCCGTCGTGTTCAGCCGCCTGTCCGCGTTCTTGCGCCGTGCCGTCAGCTGCTCGTATATATGCCTCACTGGCAGCGTCAGCACCTTCAGCAGAGCCACCGTCAGTCCGCCCCTCATCACCGGCGGCAGCAGCTGCACCGCCATTTTCATCATGTCAACTTTCCACCACATAGCTCATCGAGTTTTCAAGTCCCTCCACCGTCAGGCTCCCGCCTGCCGCCGTATAGTTGTTTCCCTTTATCGTGGTCCACGCCGTCCCCGTAGCCGTCATATACTGGCAGTCGCCCAGCTCCATGTCCTCCACGCCTTCCACCGCCTGTATCGCGTCCGTCAACCGCGTCTTGTTGAACGTGCCGCCATACACTATGTTCTTCAGATACGCCTTTATCGCCTCGTCCACGGCTCTCACCCCGTCCGATATACGCCTTCCGTCCGTGCCTATCACCAGCGGGTCCACCCATATCCTGGCTCTCACCGTCAGCCGGTCAGCCCTCTGCGAGCGTATGTTCAGCACCACGCCAGCTATCTTCACCCTGTTCATATACTGTTTGAAAGCCGTTAAAACACCATCCGAAAGCGGTTCCGGCAGTCCGCCCTTCTCGCCGCTCGCCAGGATCTCCACACTCGTACCACGGTCTCTAACCGCCACATACTTCACCACCTGCTTCCCCTCGTCCGTCGTGGCATATCCGTATTGCTGTGTCGCCTCGTCCAGCACCAGCGCGTCACCGTATTGAAAGGCTCTCGCCACCTTGTAGTACCACGGTACGCTCGCCACCACCGCGCTTGCCATCCGTGCCTCCACGTCCGCCGCCCACCTTTCAGTCAGCACCTCCACCACATGGCAGCATGCGGCCACCACCCACAGCAACACGTTCTCCACGCTCACGTCCGAGAACGTCCCGCCCCAAGTCGCGCCAGCCTTCAGCCCGTAGCGCTCCCTTATCGTCGCGTCCGCCATGAAGGCGTCCGTCATCGTCTTCTTTATTTCTGCCGTTGTCCTTGCCATGTTCTTTGTTTCTTGTAGTTACATGTATTCCTTCGTAAACTCTTCACCGAAAATCCGTAGCCTTACGCTGCTCTCGTCCCTTGCCGTCGCCGGGCTCACCTCGTGTGCCTTGCAGTAGCTCTTCATCACGCGGTTCTCCTTCACCCCCTCCGGCAACCGCAACGTCCTGCCGGCCTCCAGTGTGTCCGTAAGGCTCACGCCGTTCTCCATGGCCATGTCCAGAGCAGCCTCCCATGTTCCGTGCTCCTGCACCGCTATGTCCGCCAGCGTCTGCCCGTCTTTCACCGTCACCTCCATAGCCTTACATCTTTTTCCTGCCGAATATGCAAAACCACACTATGCCACTCACGAGCACGCCTCCCGTCAGCCACACATACCATGGCACACCAGTTCCCCTCTTTTCGCTTTTCTCAGCCCAGTGGTTCAGCATGTCATGGTTTGTCTGCACGGCAGCGCCTTGCTGCACATCCTCATGCTGGCTCTCCCTTGCCGTATCATGGTTCTGCTCTCGGTTACGTTCCGTGTTGCGCCAATGCTCACTCTTCACCACGTTGCCCGCCTGGTCCACCGTCAGCACCGTCGAGTCCTTCACCACCGTCGAATCCTTCACCCTCGTCTCGTAGCGTATCACCACAGAGTCTCTCCTCACGATGGAGTCCCTTATCGCCACCGAGTCCCTTACCACTCGGGTCTCACGGCTCTCGCTCGTTTTTCTTGTAGTGGCACAGCTCACCATGAGCATAACCATCAATAGCCATAAAAAATTTTTCATCGTCATACAGTTTTTATATGTCCTTATATTCCACTTTCGCATCAAAACACGGACACGCCTTTATCCATTCGTTTCTGGTTATCTTTCCGTCTCCGTTCAGATCGGGCGAAAAGTCCCTGTGTCCCTGTATCGTCGCCTTTGGATATCTGCTTCTGAGCAGTTTCAGCAACGCCTTCAGACTCTTCTTCTGCGCCTCCGTGCGGTTGTCTGTCGCTTTGCCCGTAGCGTCTATGCCTCCTATGTACGCCACGTTTATCAGCTTCGAGTTCCAGCCCTTCACACCGTTGCTCACCCTCTCCTCGTCCAGCATCTGGTGCACCACACCGTCTCCGCTCACAACATAGTGGTAGCCCGGGTTCTTCCATCCCTTGCGCTTGAACTCCATTTCCAGCCCCCTTATCGTAGTCATTTGGCTGCTCGCCGTGCAGTGTACGGCTATGTATCGTATATCTCTCATTTCTTCTTCATTTTGTCGAGAGCCGCTTCCACGTCCTCGGGTTTCACATTCAGTTTGCTTGCAATCTCGCCCACAAGAGCCTTCTTCAGCAGTTGCAGGAAGGGCATGTTCGGAAAACATATCAGCATGCTCGCCGCCGTGCTCCATAGCTCCACCAGTATGATGCAGATGCAGATGACGCTCGTCGACAGCCCGTTCCCCACGCCCAGCAGTTTGTCTATCAGTATGAACAGCAGTATCACTGAGCCGTATACCGCCAACTTCGACAGCGAGTCCCTCATCAGCTCGCTCTTCGTAAATCGGCCCTGCTTCACGCTCGATGCAATGCCCCATGCTGCATCCATCACCACTGCAGCCACCGTGAAGCCAACCATCGTCTCATACCCCGCCAGGAAGTTTGCCACAATCAGTCCTACGCACACCACCCAGCCCCATGCCGTCGACAGCACCACCGACAGCTTGTTCATAAAATGTTCCAGTATCATCATTCAGTTTCCTTTCCTTTTTTTCTGTTAATAACTCGCCTCTATCTCCACACCCTTCTCCGTGATCCTCACCTTCGCCACAGTCTGCCCGTCCATCTCCAGCTGCTCCTTTATCTCCGTGCGCCAGTATATAGGGTCATTATCCAGCAGCATGTCGCTCAGCCCCACGCCTGCCGACGGACGCTCTTTCAGCTCCCCCTTGTGCAGCGTCAGCAGCAAAGCCTGGTTCTGTCGCAGCGTGTCCCCCACGGCCATCATGCCGTTACTCACAGCAGGTTCCAGCACGTTGCCGTTGCCGTCATATCGCAGTTCTATTCCTTTCATCCTCTCCTCAGTGCTTTATAGTTTCGTCCTCGTAGTCCCCCTGGACAAAGCGGTTCGCCGCCTTCATCGGCTTTACAGTGGTAAACGTGCCCCCAGGATGCACCACCGTCACCTGGTGCGTGTGGCTGTTGAATGCGTCCACCAGCTCGTTTATCTTTGCCGTCAGCTCGCCTATGTTCACCAGTCCGCCCAACAGTCCGCCGTTCACCTCTATCCTCTCCACATGGTCCACCTGCACCACCACCAGCTCTGCCATGTCGCCGCTCAGGCTCCCCATCGTCACCGCCGTCCCCACCTTTGGTGTCACCAGCATCCGCCCCTTGTCTTCCGTTTCCGAGGCCTTCAGCCGCACCCCTGGCACGTCCACCTTTCCTACCGTCACCGTGCAGGTCTGACCCTCCACGCTCTTCACCACGCCTTGGTACAGCGTCGTCTCCCTTCCGCCGCCAGCGCCCCTCAGCAGTTCTTGCAGCCTCCTGTATTCGTCCATTCCGTTTCCTCCTTTCTTTTTAGCTCAACTTAAAACCTAACGTCACCTTCCTCTTGCCGCCATCCCTGCCGAACTCCGTTGTCACTGCCGCCACAAAGTACGTCCCGTCCTTATACTCATAGTCCCGGTCACGCAGCACAGCGCTGTCACCCGGCTTGCACATCGGCACCAACCATCCCGTTATGCTGCCCTCATAACCGTCAAAGCTCCGCCGTTTCACCTCCAGCTCACCGCGAGCCTTCATCGATGCCTCGTCACTCGTCGGACACTTGATTTCTATCTTGTCACCGCCTGTCGTGCCAGTCTCGATTTCTTTAACCGTGCCGTCGGGCATGAGTGCCTTCACTACAACAAGCAGCCGTTTGTCCTGCGCACGGTGATAGGTAAGGTTTTCTTCCTCGACGTTCAGCGAGAAGTCGTAGAAACGCTCTTCGCCCACTTTCTCGCCTGGTGGGTGTATGTGCAGCACACCATCCTGCATATAGATGTCGGCACCGCTTTCCTCTTGAACTTTCTTCAGAACATCATAGCCGGTGGCATTGTTTATCACGAACTTGCTGTATGTCCATGAGTAGGAACACTCGACACTGCAACAGATACCGCAGCCGTCAACGACCTTTGCGAGCAGGTCTTTCAGCGTCACTTTCTGCAGCACCTCGTTCGGTATGTCTTTTCTGAACAGAAACAGGTCGTCCTCGCAAATCAGCTTTATGTCGCCGCCGTCGGTGGATATGCGCTGCAGCCAGCCTTCAAACTCCGTTTCAAGTCCAGTTTCCTCATATCCGAACCTTATGCACACCTTGTCGCCGCGTTTCAGTTTGTCCTCTATCTGCAGCGCAGTGTTGTATTCCGCTCCGGGCAGTGTTATGGTCGCGGTGTCGGCAAGCAGTTCCACACTCTTGTGTATCTCCACCTTGTCGAGCATTCCGAGACGGTAGTCACCGACCGTTATGTCATAAGCCATCGTGTACATATTATATTAGGTGTTTAAGTCCTCACGGCTCAACAGCAACTTGTAGATGTCGTCGCTGTATGCCTGGATGGTATAATTTTGGTTTGCTCTGCCGGTTGTGAAAGGTATGTCCCAACTCTCTATTGCCAGTTGGCTGATGCCGAATATCTCCAGCAATGGGCACAACGCCTTCACATGTCCCGCCTCGCAGAAGTTCTTCAGCCTTGTCACGTCGGCATCCGGATAGCTGCCGTCCTCGCTCATCAGCAAGCCTTCTATCCTGACGGTATAGTCATCTTGCGTCCAGCGTTCCTTGATGCTGCCTTTCACCTTTCCTTTCGACACATGGCGGCGCGTCAGTATATTCTGTCCGTTGACGCTTATCATCGGCTCCACCGGGAACAGCCACTCCTCTGCACCTGCCTCCTCCAGTTGGAAACGCAGCGGCATCACCATAGGAACACCAAGCGCATTTGTACGGACTATATCCTCAAGCTCTTCTTCGGTGATTTTTGTCACATCGAAGCCTGAGCTGTCGGGTATCGTCTTGCCGCCTTGAATGTAGCCGAGGTTCTTGCCGAAGAAATTGTTCTCACGGAATAGCCAGTAGGGCGGTACCTTGGTCAGCCCTGCGGCCCTCAGCGCAAGGTTCTGCAGTATGAATTTGTTTGTCGTGTTCATCGGTCTGTACTGGTTGCTATTGACAGGGCGCGGTTCATGCACTGGAGCACCACACGCTCCAGCTCTGCCGTATCGCTCTTGTCGTTCATTGTTACCTGGATATTGTCGAAAAACTTGCCAATGGAGATGTTTATCGATGTGTTGCGTGTGCCGCCGGAGGCAAGAGCCTCGGCTGTCTTGCGTCCGCCTTTGCCTCCCTTACCGCCTTTGCCTCCTTTCCCGTCTGTGGCAGAGCCGAAAGAGAATGAGGTGTCGCTGCCTTTCACTCCTGGTGTGGATATGGCTGTTGACTTCTTCGGCTTGTCTTTCGCGCTTTCGCGTACATAGTTCCGGTCGTACTCGTCTTTCACACCATTCACAAGCTGCTTTGTCGCGGAGAGTGCCTTTTCGGTGCTTGATATGCCGGTTATGTCCTTCACGCCTTTCACGGCACTGTTCCAAGCACCTTTGAAGTCACCGTCAAAGAGTTTCGCCATGGCATCGCCGATTTTGCCGATGCCACTGAGCAAGGTCTTGAAACGGTCTATCAAGTAATCCTTGATGATGCCTCCGAGTCCCTTAATCACCGACCACATGGTGAGCAGAAAGGCGCGGAACCCGGCAAATTTGTTCCAGCAATACACGATACCGGCTACCAAAGCAGCCACAGCCGTAATGACGATACCGATGGGATTGGCGTTGAGGGCAACATTCAACAGCCATTGCACGCCCTCCCATGCCTTTGTCACGGCCGAAACGACTTTTATCGCTCCGACCATTCCCCACAAGGCTATCGTGTGAAGATTGAAAGCTATCGTACCGACACCGACAACCACAGCGAGGTATCCGAGTTCTGTTTTCCATTGCATGATGAAATTGATGACACCAGCCACAACTGACAGTATTTTCGACAATGCGGTAGCTATCGGCGGCACTATGGCCATAAACACATCCATGAGTCCGCTGACGATTGGCTTCAGTTGCTCGAACATGTCAACAGCCGACTGTCTGATATTACCCATCAGGGTAGAGAACTTGCCACTGACGGTCTGGCTGAGTTTGTCTGACATTCCCTCAAAAGCGCCACCGGCACTCGTCGCATGGTTTATGGCGGCAGCTACAGCGTCAAAGCCTATTTGTCCCTTGCTCATCATGTCCTGCAGCTCCGCATAACTTTTGCCAGTCATCTTCTGCAGTTCCTTCAATGGGTTAAAACCGGCATTGATAAACTGCATCAAGTCCTGCCCCTGCATCTTTCCTGCTGATGCCACCTGTCCGAATACGAGTGAAAGGCCGCCGAGTTTTTGCTTGTCGCCCATGGCGATGTCGCCGAGTTGTTTCAAGTACGGCACTACTTTCTGTGCGTTAACACCAAAGCCAAGCATCATCTTGGCATTGTTTTCAAGATCAAGCGGTTCATACGGTGTACGTGCCGCAAACTTGTTGATGTCGTTCAACATCCTTGCGGCCATGGTCTCGTTGCCTACCAGTGTTTTGAATGCCACAGAAGTCTGCTCGGCTTGTGCCCCTATGGCGGTCAGTGCGCCCACTCCCGAGGCTATCAGCGTGTACGGGTTCATAAGAAAGTCCATACCCGGCAATGACGAGAGCGAGTTCTTAAAATTTGAGAAGGAGAAGGCTTCCCGAAGGCGAGTACCCACGGATGTCGCCTTTCGGGATATAGTGTCAAGCTGCTCGGACGTGCGGCGTGCTACGCTCAACACATTACCCTGATCAGCCTGCAACTTGATTAGGAATTTAAGTACACTATCCATTTGCCTTTGCCTCTTCTTTTCTGATGTCTATTAAATACCGGATAGTCCACGCCCATTCCGCATCGGTCAGGGTGTCTGGGTCTATGTGCATGTAATATCTCAATAGTGTATTCAGGTAGAGAACATCACTTGCCCCGGCATCGTCGATTTCAGCCTCCTCTATAGTTTTTTTATCTCGGCCTCCTTTACCTTCAGCACCTCATCCAGTGTGTTGCAGGCTGCGAAGAAATAGTCATCGTTGGTCTTGATTTCCTCATCGCCTTCCACCCACAACTGGTTAAGTAGCGCTGTCTGCATCTTGATGGGGTCTTTCTCCACACTCACATAGCTCAAGTCACGGCGGTTCGGCTTGCGGATGATGCAGCTCTTGCCCTGCGTCTCTATCAAGAATATATCACCGTGCTTGGCCTTTAAAGTCTCAATTTGTTCTTTCGTAAAAATCATTTTTTCTCTTTTTTAATGGTTCTCAATCTCTGTTCAAACGCTCTCTTTATCTCACTATACGCTCTTCTTGTCCAGGAAGATAAACGGAAGCGACTTCTCCTGAAATTTGTCGCCCTGCTTCCATTCCGTGTTGTCCTCCGTAAACTCCACACCCATCAGCAGGTCCGTCGTTATCACGTCACCCTTGCTCGGGTTACCGTAAGCCACAACGATGTCTATGCTGATGTCCAGTATGTCGCCGCCACCGGCAGCACGCAGCGCCTCATATTCGCTTTGCGTCACCGTCAGCTCGCCGTCATACGTCTTGTTGCCCCTCTGTATGCTGTGTGGCTTGTTGCCCTTCGCGTGCAGCACTTCCTTCTCCTGTTTCGACGAGTATTTCACGCCCCTTATGCCAGTCACCGGCCTTCCCGCGGCCACCACGTTCACGTCGCTCCATTCGTACTCTCTTGAATTGAACATTCTTATCCTCCTTTCTTCTTTAGCCGTTTGTTGTCACTTGGAATCCCAGGTTCACGTCCACATAACGCGCATAGCCGTAAGGGCGCACCTTCAGCGTCACCTTCACCATGCTCGTTGCCAGCACGTTCTGCGTCTCGTCTATCTTGCATACGCAGCCCTCGCCGTCGCTTCCGCTGCTCAGCTCGCCGTTGGCCGTCATCTTGCGGTTTATCGCTGTCTCCACCGTCTGCTGCCAGCTCTTCACCACGCCGGTGTCAAGCGTGCCGTCCTCATTCACTTCCAACTCATCCAGAAGCATGTCCAGAAGCGTGTCGTAGGCTGTGCGGTACGCCTTGTCTATCACTCTTCGCAGCGCCAGCTTCGCATAGTCCCCCGTAGGGTCGCACGCCAGGTTGTCGTCAGCCCAGTAGTAGCCGCTCCTGCCCACATACTTCCGCGCCACGATGTAGCCCTTCTCGTACAGCTTCCTCACGCTCTCACTGGCCTCCTCCGTCTTCTTCTCGCCGACATACATCTCCAGAGGTTTCAGGCTCCCGTCCTTCACCCTGCCAATGTTGCGCTGCACGCTCACGCTCGCCGCACGTCCAAGCAGCGTGCCCATGCACGCCCCGTTCGTTCCGGCTTTCGTGTCGCTCACCACGATGCCTACTCTGTCCCATGTTTCCTTTGTCAGGTCTTTCAGGTCGGTGGCCTCCGTGTAGTTTCTGCCCTCCAGCAGCGTCACCATCGGTGCGTACAGCTCCGTCGTGGTCCATTCGCCCAGCTGCTGCGCCTTTGCCGCCGCCGTCAGCACGTCCTTGTCTATGCCTTCCTGGCTCGTCTCGCTCGACAGCGTGTTCACGTTCGCCACGCCCACGCCTCGCAGCGCACCGTTCTCCTTCTCCACGAGCCAGCGCACGCTTCCTGCTGATGTCTTCGTATAGTCCAGAAGCGCCGTCATCGTTGTCGTCGGGCTCACGCCCATAACCACGAGCTTCACGCCGGCACCAGCCTCGTCATAAAACTCCGACAGATGTTTCCACAGCGCCCCATTGTTTTCCTCAGTCACGCCCAGGGCCTGCACACTGTCCATGCTCGTCACCTCATACGCCGTGTTCAGCGCGAACGTGCTCCCAACGGCAGCAGCGCCGCACACCAAGGCGAACAGCCCGTCCGGACTGTCGCCCACGGTGCCCAGCTGTCCCGTCAGAAATTGTATCTTCACTCTCGGTAGTTGCATAAGCTATTCTCCTTTCATTCTCTACGCTGCAGCACCCTCAGTGATAAGGTACACACCCTTCTTGTCATAGCGGCGCGGACTGCCACCAACACGCACCAGGAACGAGTAGATGTCACCGTAGTATTGCGGATCGTCCTCATTCGAGAACATCTTCACCTCGCCGAGAGCGCGGCTTACACACTGCTGCTGCCAGGCAAGGCCTGCGGCAAGTTCTGTCGCCTCGCCCTCATCTTCCCATCTGATAACGGTCGAACCGTCTGCCTTCACTCGCAGAACCTTCGAACGCTGCATGATGCTGAAGCCATAGAGCTGTCCCATCACGCCCTTGCTCACATTTGCCAATGCCTGGAATGCCGAGAGCTCCTTGTCTGTCAGGTCGTCCAAAAGATCTGCATACTGCACAGCGTCAAGCAGCATATAGCGTCCCTCTGTCGGCACGTCGTCTACGTTCATCTTAACCATCGCCTTCATCACTACCGCTTTCGTAAACTTCTTGCGGTTGCCGGTCGCGGTTTCCGAAGTATGCGCCTCGCGCGCCGCACCGCTGGTGCTAAGTGTGTTCGCACCTTTCGCCCAGCGATACAGCAGGTTCTGAGCCGCCACCTTCTGCAGCTGCTGGCGGTCGTTGCTCAGCACACTGTTACGCTTGTCGTAGCTCAGCTCCACAGTGTCGATGTTCGGAATGTAGATGGGGTTCGTGGTCAGCTCGTCCATGTCGTAGGTCAGTTCGTTGTCCGTGCGTTGGCTTACGCTCGCGGGCTTCTTTGTGCGGTTTATTTCCACACCCGACGGGGTGCCCGCATTCGGAATGTGTACCGTCTTGTAGCTCACAAAGGTAGAGTCGTCGATACTCTTCGAGGCAAACGAGTTGTCGGGGTAGAAGTTCTCGACAATAGTGTTCAGCCAGATTTGTTTGTTCAATGCCATTTCTTTTTTCTCCTTTTTCTTTCGTTATTATTCCGTTAGTTGTTATAGTCCACACCGAAGCGTTCCTTATACTTCGCTGCAAACAATCCCGGGTC